ACCCGTACCCGTTCCAGAAGCGGTACCACGCCTCGCGGCACGAGGCGACGGGCGAGTTGTGCCGGCAGGTGGGGTTGATGTGCGTGAACCAGATCGGCAAGACGGAGTGCGGGCTGGCGGACGTGGCGATCCACGCGACGGGTCTGTATCCGAGCGGGTGGTGGGATCACATCAACGCGCCGCGCCTGAGCGACATGCTGCGAAAGTACCCGGATATGTGGTGCAGCGGCCCCAGCAACGACAAGGTGCGGGACTTGGCGCAATCGAAGCTCTGCGGCAAGTGGGCCGATCCGGAGGCGCTGGGGACAGGGTTGATCCCGAAGGACCGGATCGTGGACACGAAGCGCAAGCCCGGCGTGGTGGACGCCATGGAGACGGTGATCGTCCGGCATCGCGATGAGGTCAAGGGCGACGAGTTCAACGTGGCCATCACCTTCAAGGCGGCCGAGGCGGGCAAGAAGGACTACATGGGGGAGGGGGTCAGCTACATCAACGAGGACGAGGAGCATCCGCAGGATGTGCACTCGCAATGCCTGGCGCGCACCACGGCCACCAAGGGATTCGTCAAGACGACGTTCACGCCGGAGCACGGTCTGACGGAACTGGTCAACGAGTTGCTGAACAACCGCAAGCTCTGGCAGTTGTTCATCAACGCGACCCACGCCGATGCGCGGCATGAGGACGGGCGCTCGCACCTGGACCCCGCGGCGGTGGAGCAACTCATCAACAGCTATCCCGTCCACGAGCGGGCGATGCGCCGGACGGGGATGCCGATTTTCGGCAAGGGGCTGGTGCTGCCGGTGACGGACGAGGAGATCATGTGCGATCCCTTCCCGCTGCCGGGCCACCTGTTCCACATCGGGGGCCTGGATCTGGGGTCCGGGGGGAACAACCATCCAACGGCGGCGTGCCGGATCGCCATGGACCGGGACTCCCGCATCGCCTACCTGTATTGGGTCTACCGGTCCTGGGCGACGGAGACGGCCGTCCACAAGCAGGCCATCAACTCGATCAATCCGTGGGTGCCATTCGCGTGGCCGCACGACGGAAAACGCAAGGACGGCTACAACGGGCCGGAGATCGTAAGCCTGTACCGCCGCGGCCGCAACAATCCGGGAGGCATCCAGGTCCTTCACAACCATTTCCAAAACCCGAAGGGCGGAAACGACGTGGAGCAGGGGATCGCCGCGATGATCGGGGCCATGCAGGAGGGACGGTTCAAGGCGTTCAGCACCCTGGGCGCGTTCTTCGAGGAAAAGCGCCAGTACCACCGCGACGAGCACGACGGGACCATTGTGCCGCGGAACGACGATATCCTGTCGGCGGTGCGGATCGCCTTCATGTCGCAACAGCACGCCATCCGGGAGCCGGACCCGGACCGGATGGATGACCGCCCCCGAATGACGGACGGGGTGCTCAACTACAACCCTCTCGCCGGGATGTGACATGGACTTCGGCGACCTGGTTGACGCCCTGTTCGGAACTGGCGGTGACGGCGACACGAGCGCCGCGGACTCCGCGAACGCGCTCTTGGCCTGGTTCCGGCAGCAGGCGGCGGATCAGGAAAAGATGAGCGAACGCGAAAAGGCCTCCGCCGACGCTTCGGCCATGGTCCGGCGCAACGAGTTGGCAGACCGCACCGGATATTCCGGCCTCATCAACGTCGGGCCGGCCCAGGAACGCAGCGATGCCACGCTGGCGGCCCAAATGGCCGGCCTGGACGTTGCGGACCCGTCGCGCGTTGCCTACGAGGAAGCGCTAGCCAAGGAACGCACCGACACGGAGACGCAGAAGCGCACGGCGTCCGGGGAACAGTGGGCCGCGGAAGACGCATTAGCGAAATTCAACGTCGATCTGACCGGCGCCGATCTGGACGCAACCGCCACCGCTCTTGCGGCATTCAAGACCAAGTATTCCTGGTACGACACGGGCGACTTGGCGCAACGTATCGAGAACGAGCGGGAACGGCGGAAAGCGGCGGCGGAGGCTGCAGCGAATGCCGCGCCAGCGAACTACGGCTACGATCCGAATCAATATGGCGGCGGCGTCTAATAGGATCATTCCATGGCAATAGATCTCGTCAAGACGACCTTGGCTCACGCGGAAATCGCATTCGCCCTGCGCAACACCTGGACGCCGCGCTGGCAAGATATCGCGGAATACGAGGCGCCATCGCTGGCGAACTTCACGTCCCAAATTTCGCCCGGCCAGGAGCGGGGCCAACTCATCTTCAACTCGCACGGCGTCAAGTGCGCCGAGGACCTGGCCATCCGCATTGACGGGTTCCTGACCGGCGGCGGCACGACTTGGTTCGACCTGCGCATGGTGGACAACGAGGCCGCCGATGAACCGGCCGTCAGGGAATGGCTGGATCGGCTGTGCCGCATCTTCTTCTCGATTTTCAATTCACCCGCGTCCGGCTTCGAGACGGCGAAGGAGGCGATGTATCAGCAGCTCGTGTGCTTCGGCAACGCCCCGGTCTACATGGGCGAATCGGACACAGGCTGGCCGAAGTTCCGCTCCGAATTTCTCGGCAATTGCGCGATCTGGGCCGACGAAGACGGCTGGCCCTCGGCGGTGTTCCGCAAGTATAAGCAGACCGCGTTCCGGCTCGTGCAGCAGTTCGGCGCCCCGGGGATGCCGGACGAGGTGACCCGGTGCCTCGACAAGGAACCGATGCGGGAATTCACATGCGTCCATGCCGTGCGGCCGATCATGGAGGGCGATCCGCCCGACCTGATGCACCGGCCCTACATCGAGACCTATGTCCTCATGGACAAGCAGCACCTGCTCGAACCGGCGCGATTCTACTACGAATTCCCCTGGCTCTGGCCGCGCTGGAAGGTCAGCCCCGGCGAAATCTACGGGCGCGGCCCCGGCGACCGGGCGCTGCAAGACGTGAAAATGCTCCAGAAGATGGAAAAGGACCTGACCAAGCACATTTCGATGCAGGTGGACCACATGGTGGTCACGCCGGACGACGGGAATACGCCGCGCATCAACCAAGTGCCGGGCGCGCACATTTACGCGCCATTCTCCCCGAACGGCACGCCGCTGATCGCCCGCCTCGGCCCTGGCGGCAGCCCGAAGGACGGCATGGAAATGCGGGAGTCGAAGAAACAGGAGATCGAGAAATTGTTCTACCTCGACGCCTTCAAGATGATCGAGAAGATCAGTCCCAAGGGAGCGGTGATCTACCAGAGCGTCCCGGAGTTCGCGGCCCGGTTGTCCGAGCAGATGCGCACGGCCGGCCCCGCCCTGGCCCGCTTGCGCGCCGAGTTTCTTTATCCCCTGATGGCGCGCATGGCGCGCATTTGTCTGCGCAATGGCAAACTTCCTGACCCGCCGCCGCAACTCCGGGATTCCAATGGAAGCTGGAAGCGAATCATTCCAGAATTGGTGGGGCCGTTGGCCATCGCGCAGCAGAACAATGTCCGGGGCGCCATCATGCAATATCTTGGCGACATCGTTCCGCTGACGCAGGTAGACCCGTCCATCCTGGACGTGAGCCTGCACGGCGAGCGCACCGCGCTGGAACTCGCGCGCGCCCATCATGTGCCGCAATCCATCCTGCCGATGCCCGAGGAAATTGCGGCCCGCCGCCGCGCCAAGGCCGATGCCGCTCCGCAACAGGCGCAAGTCGAGCAGGCGGGCATGATGGCGAAGGCAAGCAGCGACAACGCGACCGCGATGGCGCGGCTGAGGGGGGTGGCATGAACGAGTCTCGTTTCTATGTCGTTTCGCTTAATTATTCAGACGGCAGCGGTGCGCAACTGATTGGCGTCTATTCATCGCTTGAACACGCGCAAGCGGCGCTCGGCAGGATATTCATGGAAGGAAACTTCAGGGCTTGCAAGGGCATCCGGGAGGTGGCGGTCGACATCGATATCCCGGAATCAGAAAGGGGCCTATGATCTTCCAGAACGCCTCTTGGCTCGACCGTGCCGTCACCGTGGTCCGGCGCTTTCTCCTGTGTGCGGACTACCAGGCCGTGTTCAATTCACCCGCCGGTCAGCGCGTCATGCACGACCTGGTCAGGAAGACCGGCCTGATGAAGACGCACGAGGGATGGAGCACGGAAATGGTGCTGTACAACGCCGGGCAACAGGACGTGGTGAAGCACATCGCCGCCATGCTCA